CTCAATGGCCTTGACTTCAGGATTTACAAACTCGCCCATTTCACGAACAGGATAAAACAAACCAGTTTCAGTTTTGGCAAACTGCTGAGAGTATCCCAATTGTAAAAGGTTCTGCAAACCAGCTTCACCATGTACAGAAACAGTAGCATTGGGATTAGCAGGAATGGTTACGGCTGAGATCTCAAGTAACTCTTGCTCAAGAAATTCAATTCCTCCCCACCAACGATCTTCTTCATCTCGATATTCAAATTTAGTTCCTCTGAAACCAACTGAAAAAGAAGTAAGAAAACCATTCTTATACTTACCAAAGATTCTCATACTCTGTTCATCATCAGCATCAAACTGAGGTTTAAATAAAAGTTTCTTAGCCGTTTTGTCTATCCATGTTCTCAAAGACTTGGCTATAGGAACACTCCAATAGTCATGGCTCCAAGGAATCATTGGATTCTTTTTAAAGTTCTTAAGATTCCATCCACTCTGACGAATAATGTCTTTGTCTCGATCTTCGTCCTCAGTTGAAGCTGTTGCGATAAAGGTTTTATTGGTTTCATCCAATTGTTCAATCTTATCGATTGTAACGTCCATTGCCTTGACCTGATCACCATCTTTCATGATAGGCCGACCATCTTGTGCTAAAAGTGCATATGCCATAATTTTACTCCTTTACAATTGTGCAATCACATGAAAAGTTTAATATTTCATTCGGGAATCTCAAACGCATATTACCTATTTGGAAATTATCTTCAGACACATTATTTTTTAACTTGCCTTTATGTCCACATTCATTAGAGTTTATAACCCAATTCATTTGTGCTTTACATTCTCTGAAGATTAACCATTTAGCATAGTTAATACACGCTCTGGACAAGGAATTTGTAATTTTAGAAAGTCTTGGATTTGATGCTATCTGTTCTTTTAAATAATCATTCCAATTTTCGGTTTCCCATTTTGGGTTTTTTAATAATGTGTTCTTATACTCGTCTACTACCTTGTCTACCATTGGAGCAATCCAATCTTTTATATCCACAGTATCGCTTGAGATTGTTTTTTCTCCTAAGTATTCAAGCATATGAACGACTATACCAATAGTGATATCCGCAAATATTACTTTTAAAGTTTTATCAATATTTTCTACTTTTGAATCACAAAGATTTTCTTCAATGTATCCGTAAATGATACTCCTGACTTCATCACATAAAAATTTAAATTGTCCGTTGCTCAATGATCTATCATCCGTAGGGTTATCATCCCTATCATCTGATCCATCAGGTTCTACATGGGAATCAGGTTCATCATCCCTATCGTCATCCTCTGGATCTGTTGAGGTTTCTTGTGCTGCGATTCCAGCATCAATGATTTCATCCAATCTATCTAAAGGAATCATATCTTTTGAAACAAGAAGCCGATCTCCTCCATCAACTGCTTCAAGCATATGTGTCTTTTCTCTAAACTCATTTATTGTTAATGTTGGTGCATTTACATGAATCCTACCTTCCTGCACTTCAATTAAACGATCTCTTGGAATTGGATTATTGTGTTTAACTTCAATATCAGCATTAAAAGAGGATAGAATACCTTCAGTTAGTTCTTCATCCCAAAGGGTTAATCTTGGTTGAATGGATTCTCTATTAAATGATATGTCATTCTGTACGTCACCAGAACGATTACCAGCAGACATTCCCAATTTATTCTTTGGTACTCTATATGCAGACAAAACCTTTTCCATTGACCATTGGGCAAGGTTTAAAAATTCAAAGTCACGATTAGCATATTGTAAAGGGATTGGTTTTAATCCGGTATCTAAGACAGCTACATCATGAAACGTTCCTTGATACTTTGATTTCCAACGCTCTTTAATTTCATCAGCTTTCTCTTGATCAAGGGCTTCATCGGTAGTTAAGGCAAAATCAATTCGTGCAGAATTCTTAAAAAAGTCTCTTTCATAAACTTCTATATAAGCATCAATGTCCTGTGCATAAGCCTGGGCCTGAATAGGACTTGCTCCAAAATACGGATTTATAGGATGAACATAATTAATAACTATTAAATCATTAATATCAAATTTAACTGTTTTAGATGCTCCAACTCTAAACTCATAAAAAACAGTAGGATTAATTAAATCATCGGAAACATCAACCTTTATAAAATCATTCATATTCAAAGGCCAAATTTCCCATACCTGTCCGAGCTTGTTGTATCCTTTCCAGATGATTGTCATACCACACATATCCAACTGGATCTGACACCATGCCTTCAAAAAACGAAAAGACATTAAATCATTAGGATTAAAAAATGGTTTGGTATAAGAGCTATAACCCTTACTTGTTCGGGTTAATTCCTCTCCAGTACTTTTTCTATAAAACGAAAAGGGCAAGGTAGATATTCTATCTGAAATTAAACTAACGCAAGAATAAGCCCATGATTTATATTCCTGTAATTGGATCTTGGGTTGCTGCTTGAGATTAACAATCTCTCCACCTTTTTCACGTCTTATTATTGATGATAATTGTTCATAAGATTTTTTCTTAGGTCTTAAACTAAGTTCAAATCGGCCTAATCGCATGATTATCTCCTGCCTTTACGTTGTCATACATAAGTACGTTTTAACGTTCTACCAAACATTTGGCCCTGAAGATTGCCGAAACAAAGTTTTAACACCTTCTCGACAAAACCAAAGAGACATAACTATATCGGTAGTTTCAAAAAATGGATGATGTTTAAATTCTTGAAACAATTTATGCCAAGGATTTCGTTCATCCATATTATCTATATTTGGTGCTTCAGGATAACAAAACATCCATTCCTGATTTTCAAGCTCTTTATCAATGCTTGGTAATCCTATAATTGGATCAGCTTTATTACTTCCTGTTTGAAAAGGTTCAATTTTAATTCCAAAACGTTTAAATTTATCTTCACCTAATGAAGATATTAACATATCAATCAATGCTTCCTGAATACCATTGTTCTCTGCTATGTATAGTTCACAACCGTACCTACGATACCAACGTAACATATACTCAGTAACATCTCCTGACCCTCTGAGCATCACTATTTCTTGGGGAACTTTTAAACCTGATTTTTTATGAACAGCTAAACAAGACATTACTGTTCCTGGTCTTTTCAATCCAGCAAAGTCAATTCCACCAATATATAACCAATTAGATTCATGCTCAATAGGAGCTTTAGGAGAGATACCATAATGACAACATTTGAGAAAATTAGGAAAGGTTTTATCTGAATCAGTATAAGGAATTAATCGATAACCACGATCAAAATCTCTTGTACCTAATTCTTTATGTTTTATAATAAGGTCTTCTGTATTAAACTTAGTCCATACCGGAAAAATCATTTCCCTGCCAAAAGAATCTTTATATATAAGGTTCTTCTTATCTTCTGTACAGGCAATGGTCATCCATGACCAAATTGGATTATTTTGAATCATTGAAGCTAAATCATTTTCATGCCACTTATTCATCATAACCAAAACTTCTGATTGTTGTGGTATTAAACGAGTTAACCAAATGTTTTTAAATATGTCTTCTATTTTTACTCTTGTGGTAGGTTCAAGTACTGCGGTTTTTAAATCCTGCGGATCATCGAAAACTATAAGGTTTGCACGTCCACCAATTGCCAAAGACATGATACCATAGGCTTCAACAGTACCATCTTTTAGCATAGCCTTTCTTTTTACAATGAATCGTTGAGATCCCCAAATAGGGGTAGGTTGAATGTGAGGGGCAATACGTTTGAAATCATCATCTTTTATAATGTAATCTCTGATAGCTCTACATCGTTTAACTGCTTCAGTTTCAGAGACATGAACAATCTTAATAAGTATGTTTGGATCTTTAGCTATCCTATATAAAAGGTATCCAGTACAAATTTGCTCTGTCTTACCATGACCAAAGGCTCCTAATATAAGATACTTTGTAAACCCTTTAGAATTAGCATACCGAATGTATCGATGCATGACATTATGCACCGCTTCATTTACTACTAAATCTCCCCTGTTATCTTTTAACGTATTTTGAACAAACCACTCCGATTTCTCAGGAATCATATCTTCATGGGATATATTGATTCCCTCCATTAAATCAGAAATAGATCCTCTTACAAATTTACGGATATCTTGGTCAAAGACATTTCCCATTAAATTATTGCTTGTCCTTTCTTTTCTTCAGGCTCGTATTCTAACTTTTTGATCTGTTGGATCTGAATGATCTCACCATCAACGTCCAGTTCTCTTAGCTTCTGTAGAAACGACTGACGAATTAAAGGTTCAAGCGCATTAACAGCTTTAAAGATAACTTTAATCACAGTATCTAATTTGATATCGTACTCATGACGTACAGTATCTTTCTTTGCATATTTATCAGGAAATCTTCTTTCAAGAATCCAAGCAGAAGCATTCCAAATCCCTGCATCACCAGCATCCTTAATATTTTCCAAATTGGAATCTTCACACCGGACGCTGCACTCTTGAACATAATCTTCAAACTCAGGATCGGAACGATAAACGGATAGCATGTAAGCAGAGATACCACATAGCTTTGCAGCATCATCAATAGCCAAACCCTTTTGCATATAAGCACATAACAACTCTTTAGTTAAGAAGTCGGGGGATGGCACTTGATTTTTCTGTTTGATTACATTATCATCACTTTCAACTTGGAGGTTTAATCGTTTTGCCATGTTTTTCCTTTTTCGGAAATAATTAATTCTAAATGATAATTCATTATTATTTTAAACGCAACAAAAAAATATTGTCAAGGATTTTAATCAAATGAGACAGAAATTGATCAATCGATTTAATTCTGATCCTGATAGATACCCTTTCATCAAGCAATTTCAAGAAATCATGATTGCCAAATTGACTGGAGACCTTACCAGTAAACAGATTAAGAATTTAATCCTATGTAAATTCAAGCGTCCTCTATCTTCAATTAAAATAAATCACAAAGAACTAATGTTATTAACCACTCAGGTAGAACCTGAAATATATCTTTTGGCCCAAGAAACCGCTAAAAAGGTAACAGGAAACTATGTATCCATAGAGCAGCTTTTACACCTGCTGCTAACAGCATTTATTGAGACCTACCGACAGGAACCATTCAAAAAGCTGCCCTTTGAGCATGTACATAAAGGTGCAAGATTCAAGGCTCTACAGAAGTTTCAAAAACAATTTTCTTCGCATTACCCTTACTATGTTAGATCCTGGGAAGATGATTAAGCCTAAAGTCTTCATATACAAGGCTCTACAAAAATTCTTGACTAAGAATCCAAGTATGATATAATGGGGTATTTGTATAAAAAATTGGGGAGATCCCAGGAGACCAACCCTGAAACCTCCCCAGGGGAAAAAAGGAGAGTAGAAAAGGAAAAAAAACAAATGGCAAAACCCAAAACAAGGTTTTTAAAAATTCCCTAACAGCTAAGAAAGGAAAGTTTATAAATGGATCTTAATACACGGATAAATGAATGTCAACTAAAAAATTACTTATTTAATAATGATTGCGTTTGTTGGGATGAAAAACAGGAATTCTACAACAATTGCAGATTCTACATCAAATACAATTACTCTTAAAGACAGTCCGTGGGCCAAGGATAATTCAGTCATATCCTTTTATAAAAAGATCGGCCTTTCTGTTCTACAAAAACGTATTATCAAATATCTTCATCACCACTTCTTTCAATGGGGATCTCCATCATATCTCAGAATGCAAATTCTTGCCAATCGATTAAACACCACAAGGCAAGCAGTATATAGAGCAATTGGTCGATTAATAAAAAGAAAGATCCTTTTAAGAATACAATTATTCTCCAATAAATATAAACAATACCGTTCAATCATCCTTCCGGTCAACCCTCTCAAAACCAAA